GGTTTCTTAGAGAGCACAATGGAACCGTCTACTGGTTCAACGCAGCCTAGTGGTCTCGATTCAGTTCTGAGCGAGCGTGGGAGCCGTTACGGGAGCTTCGTCGGTCACGCTCGGATTACTCAGCATCTTAAAAATGTAATAGCTAAAGGTCTTGTTTGTGAAAACAAAAAGTTAGCTGATGATCAGCAAGAAGCTCTAGATATGATTTGTCATAAGATTGGACGTATTGTAAATGGAGATGCCGATTACGACGACTCGTGGAGAGATATAGCTGGTTATGCGATGCTGGTATGCGATCGACTGAACGGAGTTGTTAGGTAGAATAGTGGAAACAGTTTATTGATATGGATCTTCGTGCTTTCGGCGGTATTTACCCGTATCGCGGTGAAGTTCCGTACACCAGTGGCTTTGGTTTTGTGCCATCGCCTAGTGGAGATGGCGGCTCTGTACATTTCGCAGCTTGTCGGGCCATCTTTATCATGTCTAAAAGCGGTGGAGCTGGCGGCACGTTAACTGTGGAACTGAGTGATGCTCCTGGGCAGTATGCCCGTGCAGAGAACTTAAAGGGCGACATGTTGGTTCCTATCTCTTGCACAGCTGTCCATAGCGGTGACATTGGTGGCGTCTTCGTTCTCTACTGATGACTGAGGTTGCTAAAAAACGAGATCCGCAGAAGTGGGCGAGGGCCAAAGCGAAAGCCCGCGCCAAAATGGGGGGCCATAGTGCCCGTGCTATGCAGTTGGCTACAAAGTATTACAAGGACATGGGAGGCAGTTACGACGGTAAAAAGTCGTCTAAGAACAGACTATCTAAGTGGTCTAAGGAAGATTGGCAAACTAGGGAAGAGTACGAGAAGAAGAAGGACTGATGGCCGACCTAGCTCGCGAAAAAGGCCGAACTGAGCGGTACTTACCTAAAAGTGCCTGGGCTCGGTTGTCTCCCGAGGAACGTAGGGCTACTGACGAGAAGAAAAAGGCTGCCACCCGTGGCGACAAACCAGTCAATACGCAAGTTTCTAATACAGAAGCTGCAAAACGGGCCAGCCGTAAAGCCAGGGCTTATCTAAGTCGAGACAAATCCAACTGATTTTTGTGTTTTAAAGCTGTCTGTACTACTATATTGACAGCTTGAAGCGGCTGATGCTGTTCGATTGTTTCCTTTACTTCAACGAGAAGGAGCTTTTAGAGCTTCGGTACGAGCTCTTGAAAGACGTTGTAGACGGTTTTATCATCACAGATGCAGATCGTACGTTTAAAGGCGACCCTAAACCCTTTACGTGCGTTGATACTCTTCGGGAGCTAGGCATTCCTGAGGACAAAGTGCAGGTTTTGCACGTTGAACTCCCCTCTAAGGAGGAGATTTTCAGCCCGTGGGCACGAGAGTACGCCCAAAGAGACGCTTTAGCTGTCGGTATGCGGATGACTCCGCCCGATTCTGTCTTCTTTTTCAGTGATGTAGACGAAATTCCTAGGCCAGAGGCTATGGTTGAAGGTGCTCGCATAGCAAAAGACTCTCCGGATCGCTGTATTCGGCTGTCAATGCCTATGCTTTATGGTCGGGCCGACCTTCGCGTTACAGATCCGAACGGTGATGACACAAAAGCACCGAATAACTGGATTTGCGGCACCTTTGTCCTCCACGAGCACCTTAATGGCGAGACGTTATCTCAGATTCGGCGGAATCCGAACGACTGCATCTACGGAAACTGCGATGCCGGGTGGCATTTTTCATGGATGGGAGGCCCAGACCGGCACAAAACTAAGGTTCAGTCTTTTTCTCACTGTTATGACGTTATTCCTAATGCTGTAGCACCCGCTAACAGCCAGGAAATGCTTGATTTTATGGATAAGTACAAGGCTGAGGTTGGTGCTACAGATCCTTTAGGCCGCACTGACCACATTCTTGTCGATTATCCCCATGAGTTTTTGCCGCCTGAGCTGTTTAGAATAGATCGAGTCAGAAGTTTCCTGCTTCCGGCCTCAAATTGACGATAAACGGGTTTAAATCTGATGCCTGCTGATAATCTGAGCGTCCGCAGTCGCTTTAGTGAGATTCTGGAGGCTGCACGAACCCAGGATCGCAGCAAGCAATCGGCCACGATGGTGGTCCTGGGTCATTTACAGCAGATGATCCTGCTGATGATGAAACAGGGCCTGTTTTTCTACTGCGAGCAGGATACTTACGGTGCTAGGACTAAATTTCTAGCCGATCTTATAGATCTGAACAGGTTAGACATACGTTTTCCGGCGATCATTCGTAATTTCTTGATCGACGGCTGTGGTTTGTTCTACTTCAGGCCTGATCAGAAGTTAAAGTACCAGATTTACTTCTTTAACAAGGATCAGTACAAAGTTTATCATGATGTTAACGGCGGTATAGAAGAAGTCGTCATTCTGTACAGCTATAAAGTTAGAAATTCTGCTTTGGGGCTTCCTAGCGAAGCTATGAATCAGAATAAGCGCTATGTTCGCTTATCTTTGACTGCAGATACTATTTCTGAGTACGAATCGAACACAGAACTGAGTTTTGACCTTGAACCTGGCGGTTTGTTGAGTCCTAAGAGCAAAAAACCCAATGCTCTAGGCTTCATTCCCGCTGTGGAGGTTTTAAATAAGCCAAATGCCAGCGGTACGGAGGGTGAGGGCGAGTTTGAACAGTTCATGGAGGCTGTCGTTCTCCATGATCAGATGATGAGCAATATTGCCAAGAACATTGAGTTCTTTGGTAATCCCACGCTCGTCAGCTCTCGTCCCCGTAGCGATCTGGTCGAATCTGCCGGCGGTGACCGTAACTTCCGTCCGACTATTAGTAGTCAAAGCGGTTTTGCTGGCATAGATAATCCATCAACTCGGGTTTCTGATCCATTTGGCTCGAACAGTTTGCTTGGCGGTTTGCGTGTTCCGCGAATCATTGCAAACGTTGAGCCGTCCGATAGGGTCGGCTTCCTGACGCCTGACCCGGTTAACGGTGACATGAACCGTTACGCTCTGTTGCTTCGGGAAGAAATCCGAACAGCTTTAGGCGGCGTTGATGAGATTTCTATCTCAGCTGGTGCAACCGCCACGGAGATTAAGGGTTTGATGGGTCGGGCTCAGGCCACGGCTACCCGTAAAAACAAGAGCTTCTTAACCTACGGATTCTGTAGGCTTCTTGAGATGATTCTGTATCATCAAGAGAACGTCTTTAGAGAATCGTTCGTTGAGGTTACGGGCATGAAGCCGCCCAAGCCTCCTGAGGAGCAAACTGAGGAAGCTGTCGCTCGTTATCAAAACCGCTTTGCCAAGTTTGAAGCTGATGTTGATGCGAGGATTCAAAAAGCTCTCGAAAATCAAAAGATCCCGCGTGGTGTTTATGGGCTCCCGCCCGATGGTGATCGGAAAGTTAGTTTCCGGTATCAGGGCGATGTGTACGAAGACACTGCTTATGATCTTGTACAGAAGTCCGTCGTTGTTCGGAACTTGCAGGAATTAGGTGTCGATAGCGTCGAAGCTATTCGTTACCTTTTCCCTGATAAAACTGAATCCGAGCGAGCCGAGATGCTGAAGGGATTTCCTTTCAGAATGGTTCAACAAACCCAGGGCGCTTTTCAGCAATTTCTATTATTATTGAATCAGATGTTGCAAGTGCCACATCCGCTTGCGCCGAACCAGCCCCTTGCCGCTGACCCTCGGCTCAACATAACTGGTCTTTTATATAGGACCTTCGACCACCTTGCGCAAGAATTAACTTACTCGGGCAGCTATGAGCCAGCAGATCCAAGCTTCGATCCCGAGCCCGGTCTCTCCGGCGGTAGCAGCCCCGCAGGCGGCTCCCTCGGCGGATATGGGTTCAACCAGTTACCCGCAATGGGTAGCCAATACCCAGGGGGCACCTTCGGTAGCTATGCCCCAACAGCCGTCGCCGGCAACACCGGCTATGGCCCCTTCTACCAACAACCAGTTCAGCCAGTCTCCGTCCAGCTACTCCCCGAGCAATCCGTGGGAGGCAGCAATGAGCAGCCTGGAACGGGTGGTTTCGCAGATTTCGCCGTCCCCCAGCCAGACAGCATCGTATCCTCAGTACCAAACGGCACCGCAGGTTACAACACAGTACAGTCCGAGTTTACAGGCCCAACCGGCGCAATATCCGGTGGCCCAGGCTCCGCAGACCTCGTTCAGCAACGTCTCTACAACCCCGACTTCTTATCAGGGTTCTACGGCGACACCTCAACTCAGCGCCGAAACCGCCGCCGTCGTTAATCACTTCGGTATCGAGGCCCCTGGCATTCTGAATCAGTATGCCACCACGCTGGAAGATGCTCTGATCCAACAGCAAGCTGTGCTTGAGCAAACTGCTCAGCGTGCTTCTGCCATGGAGCACATCCTGACCGATGGTAATACCCTGGCCGATTACACTGATCGGTACTTCACTGAAGTGGAGCCGATTGATGTGCAGACTGACGAGGGGTATTACGACAGTAATGGACAGTTCTGGCCCAATCAGCCTGCTACTGCTCCTGCTTACGATCAGCTCCCTGCTGTTCCTGCTAATGCTTCTGCTGGGAACACTGCTGTGAACCCTGACATGCAGTGGCAAGGTTTCAGTCAAGTGATGAACCAAGCCCCTGATCAGGCGTGGCGTTACCTGTCTCAGATGAGCCCCGAGGCCGTGCGCAGCAAACTGCTGTTCATGGATCAAGGCTGATATACTTAGCTTGTTGGGTTGGTGAGGGACTCGCTCTAAGCGGGTCCTTTTTTATGTAGAATAGTTGTAACTGGTGTTTGTTAGGATGCCTTTTAAGAGCGAAGCACAAAGACGTAAGTTCTATGCTATGGCTGAGCGGGGTGAAATTTCTAAAGGTAAAGTAGCTGAGTACGAGGAAAAGACTAAAGGCGATCTGCCTGAACGAGTTTCGAAAAAATCTAAGGCGAAGGAAAAGGCTAAGATGTACAGTGAGAGAAAGAAATCCTCTGAAAATGCCTAATCCTCTTGGTCGCAATCGCCGCATCGATTCTGGTTCATCTGATTCTTCTGCTGAGGTTGCTCGGCTGAAGGATGAGCTCAATGAGCTCCGTAAGATGTATATGCAGGATATGGCTAGTGTTAGTAGCGATATGCGAGTGCTTGTTTCGCAGCTTGCTGCACAAACTGAAACCCCTACAGCTGATGTTAGTCATAATCCTGTTGTTGATAATACTGATGCTGGTAATCCTGCTGTTGATTGACTGATAGGCCGTGCCGTATCTTCCTCTGCCTAATTTCAACTATGATTCTGGTGCGAGGAGGATACAGTCTGGACCGGATCATGAAGGTTATGTAGTTTTATATTCAGGGGTGCAAGCTGACGGAGCTGATGAAGGCTTTGTTGTAGCTGGCTCACCTTTAAGTGGAACAACTCTAAACGGAGCGTGGGATTACGACGGTAATTGGCGGTATGTTCCAGGGGTATTACCGGATCAGAGTGGTTCAATAGACCCTACACCGTATAACGCTAGCGGTGCGATATTAGACACATACAAAGGAACACGTATAGCTACGCGAACTCAGGTTGCTGGTGCGCAAGCGGCTGATGCGATCGGATCTGAGGCGAATGTTGTCAATCCACGCGGCGGTGCGTTGCAGCCCCGTGCTTCGGTAACACAGCCTGAGAAATACATGTATTTCGGGGGCGCGGCTCCCGATAATCAAGGTTATTCCCCGTACAACACACCGGACGCTAATACTCCAGCTGAAGGCAGGACTGGCGGCCCTGTTACACATAGGAATTACGAAAACACACTTATTACAAACGTCTTTGGAACTCAAGGTACATCCGATCGTTCGCAGTGGCGGTATCACCAGCCGGTGTACTGCAAGACTTATACGGAGACCTTACGCTCGCAGTCGCCCGGCTTAATGTCCACGCCGCTGCGGTACGTCTATAGGAATCATTCAACATCTTATGGGATTAACTACGGCGGACAGTTTGCATTAAATGCAAACGGTGCTGGTGTTGGCGGTGGTGGTGTAGGAAATGGATTCCAACAACTTCCCTACGACGAGTTCGGCGGTGGCTGCGATATTCCGCCTCCATGCCCTACTACCACGGGCGATCCTCTAAATCCTCAGCCTGGCGATGTACTTACAGGTTCTAGCTACTGCACTTATGTTTCTATTACTTGGTACAACACTGGAAGCGATACACCCATAGGAACTGGAGAGACATACACTATACAAGAAAGTGACTATTTTTATAATATTTACTATGTAGTAGAGTATCCAAACGGCAGTAAAGAAAGCTCAAGCTTAAGTTGCTTGAATACGGTAGCTCCAGATCGAAACTACGACTTTTGGGCACTGTCTGTGCCTCCTCAAAGTTATTTAGGGCTTCGAAATCCTTATAAGATTTTGCTTGACAAATATGGAAATACATACATAATATTTCATTATATTAACCAAGTTCAATTTGTGAACGTAGCGATATACGCTACGCTAGTAATTCAAAAAAGAGATATAGATGGAGTAGAGTTATGGACAAAGAAATACGACTCCGACGAGGGTTTAGCTTTGTATACTTTTACTGGAGAGCACCCAGTAACTTTTGATGACAATCAGGAATATATTTATTGCTCTATAGAATTCAGGCAATATATAACACAGGGTTTTGGACCGTACTGGGACGGGATTCAAGTCTATAAAATAAACTCACAAACCGGGGAACTTGTATGGAGACATAAGTATAACCCTAGAATGCAAAACGTACGAACCAATTCCGGGTTATTTTTTGACGCTTATTTAAACAGCGTATGGGTAGCCGCAACAGATCTTAGCCTGTCATATCTATTCAGAATCGACGCAGACGACCCTAGTAATGTAATAAGTGGACTTACTATGAGCTATGTGGGTAATAATTCAATAACTACATACGTAGGTTACTCGACTTTAATAAGATCACATGATAACAATAAACTGTACGTAATATGGATAGATGGATCGAACCGACACGTAATATTTGAGTTAAATAGTACCGGAACATCAATAAATTCTACTGTAAAAAGAGTATCTGCTTCAACTACATTAAAAGAAGGAGGTACTATACCGTGTAAATTCATAAAAGTAAAGTTAGCAGATAATTCAAATGCGTATATAGGCGGAATGGGTTTCTCAAATTACGCAAATGCTTTAGTTCTTTATGACGAAAATTTTAATGCTGTAAAGCGAACAGGTAGCCTAGGAAATATTAAGAGTATAGAAGTAGATCCAGAAGACAATAAAAAAATGTATGGGATTGCTTATGGAACATCTAATGCTAATCTAAGCAGCTTCGATATACGTTTCGGAAACAACGCTTTAGTCTCTAGTTTTACAGCGGACACTGATTTAACCACAGTGTCTACATGTACCGCTTTTACGACAACATCAGGTTACAACTGGATAGCAGACAATGCGCGAACAAGTGATTACGGAATAGCAACAAATAATTTAGTAAACAGAGCGGTAATAGCATTAAGTTCATACGACAATGGTGGTAGTTTTGATGGGAGAGGAAGCATAAGCGGATTCTTTACGCTAGGGATGCCTCTAACATCTTCAGGCAATACAACTAATTTCGCGTGGCCTAATCCTTCAGGGTTGATAGCTGGACGATTGAACCAATCTTACGCGCTAACCGGCGTATCTCCGGCAGTTAGTGGATTAGTAGCGTCGGGAGGATCTCACATAGTACAAGCTTCTGGTGAAGCTAATACTACAGTACAAGATATAACTGGGACGTCTATAGAAATATATGCTACATCTAGCTTCTTATAAACAGTAAACGTATTTAGTTTGCTTTTATTTTGATAGCGCAATAAAAATCATCTAAATTTAAACGCGGCATTTGCGACAGTCATCTTTTTATTCTTGCCTTTTCCAGCTACATTAAATATGTAGTTCTTCGGAGGTTGACGCTTTGTTCGTTGACAATGATTTTCCGAAGCTGCTCGGTGCAGAACTCTACCGTCCCCACCCCGCTTATGTGGTGGAAATGGCGGCAGAGCCCGTGGTTGTTCATGATTTTAGTAAGCAACCCGGCCAGACTGTGCAGCTGGACAGATATAGATTCTGGGGTAATCCTGGGTCGAAAGAATCGCGTGAAAGAACCGCTGAGCAGACCATTGGCACTGCGAATAGCAGAAACATTGTCAAGGACAAGGTTCTGGTTACGCTGCGTGAGTACACTGGTCCTGCGGACCCGAGTGATCCCACTCAGCCCAGCACCTTCAAGATTGCTCGCGAGACTCTGATTACTGCCCAGCGGTTACTGCTGGATACTGGTAATCTCACAGCCTTCCATCAATCTATTGGTTCTCTGACTCTGT